GTCAGGGGTCAGGGGTTAGGGGTTAGGGATCAGTCGTTTAGCTCGGAGCGGGGCACTCGCTACCGCGGGTCGGCCGACGGCGTGGGTCTGCCGACGGTGTGTTCCTACAGCACTCGCAGATCTTCGTAGCGGGTGGGCCAGTGGTTGTCGCGTTGGCAGTGGGCCAGCTCGCGAAGGCTGAATTCATTAATCGCTTCGGCATCGCGGAGCTTCTCTGGCTTGATCCGCCACACGCCGCAGCGGTAGGGCTGTTGCTTCTCGACGGCGATCAGGTACACGGGCACGGTTTCACCGCTGGCCTGGCGGACGATGGCCCGGTAAAAGGCCATCTGAAACACATACTCGCGATCGGCCACTTCCTCGAATTGGTCGAGCGACTGGCAGGTCTTCAGGTCGGCGATGCCCCAGGCCGCGGCGAACCAGTCGATGCGCACCTGGCAGGGCAGGCCGCAGTAGTTGTCACGCAGCACGCCTTCCGGCACGCCGTCGGCCAGGATCAGGCTGGCCAGCGGGTGCGAGTGGACGGCGTGGTCCAGGTGCATGACCAGGGCGTACTGGTCTTCGGTCAGGATGGTTTTGGTTTGCCGCTCGGCCCAGTCGCGGAATTTCTTGGTCGTGTCGCCGTACGGCTTATCGGTCTTGGGATTGATCGGCCCGCCGCCGCACTGGTAGTCGGCGTGAAAACGATCCGGTCCTTCCAGCGTGCGGCAGTGCGTGGCCGCTCCGATCAGCAGCGACTCGTCCTGCTTTTCGGCGATCAGGCCGTGTCGCTTCTGTTTGTGATACAAGGGGCAGAAGTCGAAATCGGCCAGCTGATGGCTGGTCGTGAACCGCGAGCGGTAGGCCGCGTAGGTGGCGTACGGCTCTTGAATGAAACGCAGCATCGCATACGCAACTTCCATCTTTGTAAGAACAGGTCACAAGCGGAGGAAATTTCTCAGCTCGCCGTGACTGAGAAAAAAGCGTCCCTTGTGACCTGTTCTTTAGGTGATGCGACTGTCTCTCCCCTACCCGCCCAGCACCAATCACTATTGGCGTCACGATCGGGGCGTCACGCACGTCAGCAGAGAAGGCCGGCGGTTTCGCGATCTGGTCGGCCTGCACGTGTATGCAGCCGACAGCCAAAAGACGTTGACGGGACGTTTGATCGTTCGCGTGCAGGCCTGTGCACCGGATCGACGGCGGCGTGACCTGGACAACGTGCTCAAGGCCCTGCTGGACGCCTTGGAGAAATCCGGCCTGTACGAAAACGACAGCCAGATCGACCGGCTGATCGTCGAGCGGGCAGCGGTCGATCCGCCGCAAGGGCACATGCTCGTCGACGTGATCGAGGTGCAGGACTGGAAACGCGATCGGCGACTGAAGGCCTATCGTTCCGCGATGAACGAGCTATTCGAGACATCAAACGACGAAGAAATTTTGCCACAGAGGGCACCGAGAGCACCGAGAAAAACGAAAAAGCTGAAAAGCGTGATGGAAACGAATCACAAATTTGGCATTTCCTGTCTCGACTGAAATCCGATCTCGCCCTTTCTCTCTCTGTGTTCTCTGTGCCATCGGTGGCAAATCCATCCCGTCTTTCGTGAGCCATCCCCATGATCCGTATCGCCGTGCCGACGCCGTTCAAGCACAGCAAGGCGTTTGCGAAACGCTGGAAGAAGGTTTGCGAACGCAAAGGGTTCAATGCGCTTCGCGACGTGGATCGCGAAGTCAAAACCAGGCTCTCGCGATTGCGTGAAGGCGGCTAGCCGATGCAGGGAAGTCTGTTCGGCGGGCGCCTGCTGTTTGACGGCACGCCCGCCAACATCGTATTGCGACCTTATCAGCAGGCGGCCGTCGAGGCCGCCTATCGCTATTTACGGACGCGCGACGACAATCCGGTGATCGTGATTCCGACCGCCGGCGGCAAGACGCCGGTGCTAGCCCAAATCTGCCGGGACGCGGTCTGCAACTGGCAGGGCCGCGTGCTGGTGCTGGCCCACGTCAAGGAACTGCTGGAACAGTCGGCCGACAAGTTGCGGGCCATGTGCCCCAGGGACGTGTCGATCGGCGTGCATTCGGCCGGCTTGAACCGCCGCGACGTCCGCCAAAGTGTCATCGTGGCCGGCATCCAGAGCATCTACCGCCGGGCCGGCGAGCTGGACGCCTTTGACCTGGTGCTGGTGGATGAAGCTCACCTGATCCCGCCGGAAGGCGACGGCATGTATCGGCAGTTTCTGGCCGACGCCCGGCTGGTCAATCCGAATCTTCGCATCATCGGCCTGACGGCCACGCCGTTTCGCTTGAAGAGCGGCATGATCTGCACCGACGACGGATTTTTGAACGCGATCTGCTACGAAGTCGGCGTGCGGGAACTGATCGTGGAAGGATTCCTGTCGCCGCTGGTGACCAAGAACGCGACCACGCGCATCGACACGAGCGCGGTGCAGATGCGGGCCGGCGAGTTCGTGGCCGAACAGGCCGAAGCGGCTTTTGACGTAGCGGAGCTGGTGCGTGCAGCGGTCGCGGAAATCGTCAGCTACACGGCCACCAGAAAAAGCGTGCTTGTGTTTTGCTGCGGTGTCGAGCACGGCCAGCACGTGGCCGCCGCCTTTCGCCAGGATCACGGCATCGACTGCGGCTTCGTATGCGGCGAAACGCCGGACCGCGAGCGGCAAGTTCTACTGGATCGCTTCCGCGGCGGCGAGCAACGCTACCTGGCCAACGTCAATGTCCTGACGACCGGCTTCGACGCTCCGAACATCGACGCCGTGGCCCTGCTGCGGCCGACGAATTCGCCCGGCCTGTACTACCAGATGGTGGGCCGCGGCTTTCGCATCCATCCCGGCAAGGCCGATTGCCTGGTGCTGGATTTTGGCGGCAACGTACTGCGGCACGGTCCGGTGGACCGGATCAAGGTGGGCGATCAGGCCAAAGGCAACGGCAAGGGCGGCCAGGCGATCGCCAAAGAGTGCCCCGAGTGCCACGCGGCGATCGCCGGCGGGTACGCGGTCTGCCCGGATTGCGGCTACGAATTTCCGCCGCCCCAAAAGCAGCGGCACGAAGCCACCGCCAGTGAAGCGGGGATTCTGTCGGGCGAAGTGACGCTCTCCAGCTACCCGGTCGACAGCGTCATCTATTCGGTGCATACCAAACGCAACGCCAGCCAGGCCGCCCCCAAGACGCTCCGCGTCGACTATTTTGTTTCCGGCGGTTTTGACTGCCAGAGCGAATGGATCTGCCTGGAACATGACAGCGGCAGCTTTCCACATCGCAAGGCGGCCGCCTGGTGGCAGGCCCGTTCGCCCGATCCGCTGCCACTCACGGCCGAGCGGGCCGTCGAGATCATCGAGGGCGGCGGCCTGGCCGAGACGCTGGAAATCACCGTCCGCAGCGTGACCGGCGAGCGGTTCGACCGGGTCGTCGACTACGTGCTGGGACCGAAACCCCAACCGCTGGAGTTCTCCGCTCCTCGAGGCGCCGCGGCAGTTGTTGACGATGGCATTCCGTTTTAGAAGGACAGTTGTTCACCACATTTGCCGGAGCCAGCGGGGGAATTTGAATTCATAAGGAACGCCGCATAATGCCCTCACAAGAAGACTTGAAACGCATCGAACAAGCTATGCACGCTGCCAGCCGATGGGAGCGTGTGGAGTCCAGTTGCACGATCACGAGCATCGACGAGTTTCAGGCCGGGCTCTTCAAGTTGCAACTGAAAGCGTCGATTCTTCGCCAAAACGTCACCGAGCATGCGTTCCCTAGGCCCTACATCAGTATCGACATCGAGACGACGGGCCTCGATCCCGAGACGTGCCAGGTGATTGAAGTCGGTGCGGTGATCGAAGACTGGAACTCGGATGTCGCTAAGCTGCCTTCATGGCACTGTTACGTCGATCAGGGCAGCTTTAAGGGACAACCCTACGCACTGGCGTTGAACCAGGGCATCTTCTGGAAGATCGCGGACAAAGAGAAGCTCAAAGACCAGCATCAATTCCTTTGGCCGAGCGAGGTCGGGGCGAAACTGGCCGGTTGGCTTGAGTCTTACGGATTCAACCCGAAGAAGCTGCTTGTTGCTGGAAAAAACTTCGCTGGCTTCGACCGGCCGTTCCTCGGGTCGATGAAGAAATTCAAGGATCACGTGGCATTCCGCCACCGGGTCATCGACCCGGCGATGTTATTCTGGAATCCTTGGACCGACGAGGCGCCGCCTGACTCGAAGACGTGCATGAAGCGATCGGGAATCGCGGGCGAGGTCGCCCACACGGCCGTCGAAGACGCGATTGGCGTTATCAAGATGGTCCGTGCAGGCATAATGCTTCGCCACGCACCGATGCCACCGCTGATTTAGTTTGAGGGCCATTGGCATGAGTGAATCCGACGACCGCGATGGTGCCATGCTCTATCGTACCGTTCAGGCGCTGCTGCGCATGGCCGGCGATCGCGAGCCCGGCACCGAACGCACGATTTATGGGATGGCACTCCAGGCCGAGCGTAAGCTGGAAAAACTCCGTTTCCAGCTGAGGGAAGCACGAGCAACAGTCGTCGAGCAAAAAATCCGCCGTGCTGCCGAAAGAGTTGCGGCAATGGTTCTCGCGGGCCAGGCGTTGGAAGGTGCCGCGATCACAGAGCCGGCCTTTCGTGCAAGGCTTGTGCGTGACACCGTCGCAGAGTTAACGCGCTCTGTCAAGAGCGGTGTCCTAGACCCAGACGAGATCGATGCTTGAAGCAAAACCATTGCACCTGAAAGAAGCCAACGCATTCATCGCCTCGCACCACCAGCATTCGATTCCAACCGTGGGTTGCAAGTTTGCCATCGCCGCAATTGATGCCGATCGCATAGTTGGCGTGGCGGTGGCAGGCCGACCGATCGCAAGAATGGCAGACGATGGCTTCACCTTGGAGATTCTGCGGGTTTGCACGGATGGCACGCGAAACGCCAATTCGTTTCTATATTCCAGGGTAGCGCGTATCGCTCGCCTGATGGGATATCGTCAGGTTATCACGTACACGCTCGATCACGAAAGCGGTTCATCGCTAAGGGCGTGTGGGGCCAAGCCTACGGCGTGTGGAAGGGCCGGCGAATGGAATTGCAAATCACGTCCGCGGAAATCGCAGCCGGTTTACTCTCAAGAGAAGATTCGCTGGGAGTTGATGGACACTTTTAGCCTGCGCGTAGATGGCGACGGGAGGCACTCCCGTGCTTGAAGCCGCTTTGCAATATGCCGAACTGGGCTACGCGGTGTTTCCGTGCGTGGCCGGGGCCAAGAATCCGTTGACCAACAACGGCTTGCAGGCGGCCACCACTGACGCGGAACAGATCGAACGCTGGTGGACGGCTACGCCGCAGGCGAATATCGCGGTGGCCACGAGCGGACTGTTAGTGGTCGACGTAGACACGATCAACGGGCAGCCGAACCTGTGGCTGACCGACGATCCGGAAAAGCTCCTGGAGCTGGCCGGCGGCGTGCTGTCGATCACGCCGCGGGGCGGACGGCACTTCATCTTCCGGCAGCCGGCCAGTGCCGGAAAACTGTTTCGCAACACGGCCGGGAAGCTGGCGCCGCACGTCGACACGCGGGCGGACGGCGGCTATATCCTGGTGCCGCCCAGCGTGGTCGACGGCAAGGACTATCGGTTCGGCAGCGGCTCGTCGCTGGATACCTCCCCGCAGTCGCTACCAGATCCGCCGGCCTGGCTGGTGGACATGCTGGAGGCTAGCGGCACGGCGCCAGCGGTGCGGTCCGGCGAAGCGACGGCGAGCAACAAGATCGCCAGCGGCAAACGCAATTCCACGCTCACGTCGCTGGCCGGCACGATGCGGCGGGTGGGGATGAGCGAGACGGAAATCCTGGCCGCCCTGCTGCGGGTCAACCTGGAGCGCTGCACTCCGCCGCTTCTCGGCAAGGAAGTCGAGACGATCGCCTGGTCGAATGCACGCTACGAACCGGACGCGATGGCCGTGGCGGTGGTCGAGGGACACTTTGACTCGCCGTCGCGGGAGGCGATCGAGCAGCCGGGGAAATTCCCGGACGAACTGTTGAAAGTGCCGGGATTTGTGGGCGACGTGATGGCCTTCAACCTGGCCCAGTCCGGCAAACCGCAACCGGTGTTGTCGCTGGCCGCGGCGCTCGTGCTATTGGCCACGCTGACCGGTCGCAAGATCGCCGACGCCCGCGGGACGCGGACGAATCTGTATTGCCTGGGCGTGGTCGGCAGCGGCGGCGGCAAGGAACAGGCCCGGCAGACAAACAAACGGATTTTGCAGCTGGCGGGCCTGGAAGCGATGGTCGGGCCCGAAAGTATCGGCTCTAGCTCGGGGCTGATTAACATCGTCGAGCAGCAGCCGGCGATCCTGTTGCAGATGGACGAGATCGGCCGCTATCTCAAAACGCTGAACGACGCCAAGAACGCCTACCTGTACAACGTGCCGACGGTGCTGATGAAGCTGTTCACCAGCTCGGGATCGCTGTACATCGGCGATGCCCTGAGCGACGTCAAGCGGATCAAGCGAATCCACCAGCCGCACGTCTGCCTGTACGGGACGACGGTGCCTAAAAGCCTGTATGACGGACTGTCGCCGGACAGTCTGACGGACGGGTTTTTGTCGCGGATGCTGGTGTTTGAATCGGACGAAGTTGATCCCGATCCGCAGGACGTGGAAATCGCCGATCCGCCGCACGAGATCGTCGAGGTGGCCCGCTGGTGGGGCGATTTTAGAGCCGGCGGAAATTTGCAGGCTCAATTCCCGGAACCCCTGGTGGTGCCATACAGCGACGAGGCCAAGGGAGTCATGGTGGATCTGGAATCGCGGGCCCGGGCGGTCCGGCGAGCATGTGGCGACGACTCGATCCAGACCATGTGGACGCGGGTTACGGAAAAGGCGAGAAAGTTGGCCCTGCTGCGGGCCTGTTCGGCAAACCGGACCGCGCCGCGGGTCGACGAAGCGGCGGCCAGATGGGCGGCCGCACTGAGCGAATTTTTGACGCGGAAGCTGCTGGCGGCGGCCGACGAATGGATCGCCGAAAATCCCTACGAAGTGAAACGCAAGCGGGTTCTGCGGATGATCCGCTCGCGTGCCGGAGGCGTTTCAGCCGGCGAACTGTGCCGGCTGACGCGGTGGTTGCCAAGCCGCGAGCGGAACGACATCATCGAAAGCTTGCAGTCAACCGGCGAAGTGAGCGTGCAGACGGTGGAAACGACTGGGCGTAGCAAGACAGTTTATATCGGTTAGAGCGGCCTTCGTTCCTTGTTTTCCATCCGTGTATGGAAACGGCGAGAATGGTTCCGGAAGATACCCTGGGGAAGGAAGGAATAAAGGAAAGAAGCTACCTGGTAAGTATTTGTAATTAGCCCTTCATCCTTCTTTCCAAATCTCATGTCAAAAACGAATATCAAGACCCGCCGCTCTCGCCAAGGCCGCGTTGCCGTGCGGAAGGTCGACGTGCTGAACCAGAAAGACGTGATTGGCTTCAGTAAGCTGCCACTGGCCCGGTTTCCGGCCGTGGCCATCGCGCATGGCTCGCACGCGATGCACTGGGGAGCAAATTACGCCGGACCGAACGGGACCGGCTACGGTCCGTACAACTGGCGTGACGCGAAGGTGAGAGCCAGCATCTACGTCGACGCGGCCATGCGACACCTGCTGGCCTGGTACGAAGGGGAAGACCTGGCGACTGACAGCGGCGTGCATCACCTCGGGCATCTGATCGCTGGCATGGCGATCGTGATGGACGCCGAAGCCAACGGGACGCTGGTCGATGACCGGCCGGTGCATGGGAAGCCCGACCTGGCCAGTCGCACTTTCAAAGCCCTGGCCGATCAACTCGCGTCCCGTAGTCTGCCGTAGCACAACCGGCGGAATCGGTGCAGGCGTTATTTTCTGCCGACCGTTTATGTTTGCGTCGGCCACCGTCCGAAATCGAAATTGTCACTTTGGTCCGATGTTCGTCGGATTTTCGTCTACCCTGAAAACCGGAGGTGCTCTTGTGAAGAACCTGAAGAGTCTGATGTTCGGCGTCCAGGTTGCGTTGGTGGTTTTTGCATCCGCCGCGTCCGCCTACGCGAGCCCAATCGACAGCTTGCGGATCAAGGCCGAGCGCTTGCTGAGTGGTGCACAAGCCCCGCAAGCAAAGCTCGAGCGGTTGCCGCCCGTGAACGCTCCCGTAGCGCATTCTCCGCAGCCGGTTCAGGTGGTGGCCGCGCTGCCGCGGGTTAGAAAAATCATGCAGCCCCTCGTGGAGCATCGCCGCGAGCTGGTGGCCGAAGCCCGCGGAACCGCCCCCGCTGGGACCGCCGTGGCCACAACGGACGAACAATCGCTGATGCATCTGCTCGTTGTCGGCGTGATCGCCACGGTCGGCGGCGTGTTGTTTTTGTTGGGATATCGGCTCGTCAAATACGTGGCCAGCGGCGGCCAGCCTTCGTAAGCACGTCGCCGTACCCGCGTGTTCATAAAAAAACTTTTGTCGCAAACCAACAAAGGAATTTGCCATGCTGTATTACGTTTGCCTTGCGTTGTCCGTCTCGGTTGGTCTGCTGATCGCGGACAAGATCGTCAATGGCCTGATCCGGTTCGATCGCCGCGTGGTCGCCCGTCGCAAAAAGGCCGCGGCGATCGGCGAGCGGCTGTCGCCGCTGGTGGCCGTGTCGGACAGTCCGGTCATCAAGAAGGCCAAGCGGTTTCTGACCGACTACACGACCGGCGACTACAAGGACGTGCTGGTCGATCTCGACACGTTCATCAAGGATTTGCTGGAAAAGCCGGAAGACGTGCTGGCCGGCGAGGTGGTTGCGGCCTGCCGCCAGATCGTCAAATTCGCGGATCAGAAGGCCGCCATGAAGCCGGCCCAAGCCGCCTAGGTTTCGTTGGGGGGGCGGAGCACTCTTGACCAAAAACCAATTCTTTCGTGGACCGGGGCCGGCACTAGTAGGTGCTTCGCTCCGGAACATCAGGATGGAGGACGCGTCGGCCTGGTCAGCCGTGCTCGCCGAGGACACCGGTGACGCGTTTTCTTTTTTCTTCTTTCAAAAACTTTCAGAGATCGAGGGGCCGTTTCTTGGCCAGCCTGTTTTGCGCTGGATATTGCCTGCTTTGAGACTTGGTTCGCGAAGAGCCTGTCGGTTTCTTCCGTTTCTTGTTCTTTTCGCGTTCTTCCTTAAGAGCCTTGCGGCCGGCGCGTTCCGTCTCCCGGATGAAGTCATTCAGTTGCGACTGCGCTTTTTCCGCGAAGGAGAGTACTTCCTCCGCTCGCCCGCGGGCCTTGCTGAAACCAAAGAATTTCGCCGCTTCAATCCCCTTGGCCGCCATGTCGTCAGCGATTTGCTGAAGAAAGGCCGCAGCACTGGCCGTCTTGGCGGCTACTTCCCTGACTTGCGTGAGTGTAAAGGGGTCTTTGGGCATTGGATTCTCGTGGCCTGCACTTTCGCTGTGATTATTCATGTTTTTTCGTCGTGAGTTAAGCTCAAATATAGACCAAACTTAGACCTAAGACAGTCTGACATAATAATCGAATATGGTCTAAGATTGGACCGACTCCTTGAGTTGTGTGCCATACTTTTGCAAGTGGGCGTTGACGGCGGACGAAAACATTTTTGCAAAGGCGAACGTCGGTGCCAGCCCCTAACGACAGCGATGAAAACCTACTGGTCGAATACGCGGCCCACTTTTCGGAAGACGCCTTTTCCGAACTGCATTGCCGGCATCATCGGCACCTGCGGTATTTTCTGGCCCGCTCGTTCCGGCTGGACGAGCATGCCATCGACGACGTGCTGCAAGAGGTGTGGCTGGCCCTATCGGCTGTTCGCAACGAGCCGATAGATAACGTGGCGGCCTGGCTGCGTGGCACGGCTTGCCGGCAGGCCAAGATGTTCATCCGCACTCGCGAGCGGGCCCGGGCAGACTGTCTGGACGAGGACGTGTGCGAGGCCGGCCCGTCGCCGCTAGAAGACCTGGCCAGCAGGGAAGACGCCGGCAGTATCTGGGAAATCATGCGACAACTGGAACCCACGCAGCGGCAGGCCTTGGCCGCCATCTACTGCGAGGGCCATACGCTGGCCGCCACGGCCGACGAGCTGGGCCTGCCGCTGCAAACCCTCTGGGACCAGGTGTCGCGGGCCAAGGGCATTCTGCGGGCCAAGATCGCCTGACAAAGTTTGGCCCTGGGTCTGAGAAAAAAATGGCCGATGTGACCTGTTCTTAGGAAGACGAGACAGTCATCGCTTTTCCAGAGTCAGCAGGCATCAGGTCATGCCACGTAGAGCCACCGGCAACATAAAAAGCACACTCGAGCAGATCCGCCGGCCATTGCCGATCAAGCGTCCGCCAGCGGATCACAATTAGATTACAAAAACCCCTACCCCCTACCCCCTACCCCCGGCCTTATCGCCAAGCGGCGTCCCGTGCAGGGAGAGGCCCAGGGCCGCTGTGCCTACGGGCACCAGTAGGTGCTGTGCCCCGCGGCGTGTGTCCACTCGACGTTTACGCTGACTCTCGAGACTGGTTCTAACGTCAGGTGGGCGGCTGACAGCACGCTGCGGGGCCTCTTTTTACAGGCGACGGTTTGTCATGGAATTTCTCAGCGGCCTGTTTGAAAACACCATCACGGTTCGCACGCTGGCTTCGGCCGCGGCGGGCGCCGTGATCGCCTGCATCATCCGCCGCTGGTCGAGTCTGACCTAGCAGCGGCCTGTCGCCGGCCGACCGAAATTTTCTCTGTGGCGCAGTGTGACGGCTGCGGGACAGCTTTAACGTGACCAGATCAAACGTGGCCCCTGGCCGGATCGGACGTACAACCAAAGCTGCCCGCGAGGCGTCCTCTCGCAAGAGAGTCGTCCGCGTTTCTCCGGGCGGCCTGATCGTGTGTAGCGGACGCGGGTTTTTCAGCTCGCTGATCGCCGTGATGACCTATGGCTGGCCGCACAGCAGCCCGACGCACGTCGGACTGATCGACGAATACGACGGCCTGCCGCACATCTTCCATAGTACGGATGAAAGCGGAATGCCGTGTGCCGTGCTGGGACATCAGAATTTTGCCGGATCGCAAGCCCAGCCGCTGGCTGAATTCGTCAATGCCTACCGGGGCCGCGTGTGGTACTACCCGCTGGCTTGCGAATTGTACGAAGACGAACGCCAGCGGCTGAGTCAGTTCCTGTTGGACACGATCGGCAGGCCCTATGACATGCCGGGAGCAGTCCGTGCCGGCGGCTTGATCTGGTCGCGTATCTGGGCCTGGTTCAAACGCCAGGATCTATCCTGGCTGTTTTGCAGCGAGTGGGCCGCCGCAGCGTGGCGGACGACTCGCGTGCTACGCGACGGCAACGCGTCCAGATACTCACCGGCCAGGTTGCTGCGGACTGGAATCTACTACGGAATTTTAGATTGGCAAAACGCCATCGAGTTGAAGCCAGGCGACGACGTGCTGTACTGCTGCTGATCGCCGCTGCTGATCGCGAAAACGTGAGCGACACCGAAAGGCGTCGGCTAAGAAATGCTGGAAGCTTACACGGCGACGATGCAATTGGCCCACACCTATGGAGCCTGGATTTTTCTGGTCATCGCCGCACCGCTGCTGCTGTGGTTGGGCTGGGCGCGGGAAAAGAAGCTCAGTAAGCGAATCGACAGTCTGGAAAAGCAACTGCACAGTAAAACCGAGGCTCTGTTGACGCTGGTACGGGAATCGTCGGCCGTCATCGCCCGTAACTCGGTGGCCCTGGAACACAACACGGCCGTACTGGAAAGTCTCAACAAAATCCTTTTGGAGAATGATCTGGTATGAACCTGAAACAAAAGCTCTCTGTGCTGGTGCTGTTGGTTTTCGTGTCGCTGTGAACGCCTGATTGAGCATTCCAATCGGCCGGGCCTCCGCTCAATCGCAATGCGAGAAGCGTGTCATCTCCCGGCTGGTTTTTATGGGATGGATCGCTAACTGGCTCGTCAAGCCAGGTTGGAGCGTCGGCGAGATTCGAGGTTCGCCCGTCCCCTCGGTGGTTTCGCGGTTGCTCGACTGGCTCGCTTTCTTGGAGGTACGGACTGATGGCGTGGATCACTGACTGGTCGTGTGGGCATGGATTCACAGGCCAGGCCACCATCGGGGCGACGGCCGTCCAGCTGTCGAGTACGTCGACGCCGCTGGCTCGCGGCGTGATCGTCAAGATCGACGGCGCGAATAGCGGCTACGTGTGCGTCGGCTTCTCGGCTGGCGTCACGACCAGCACTGGATTCAAAATGTCGCCCGATGAATTGGAAGACATCGACATCGACGACCTGAGCAAGCTGTGGCTCATCGGCAGTGCCGCTGGCCAGGTCATTTCTTGGCGGGCCCGTTAGCATCAACATCAACGCCCACTTATCGACTTACGCTCGTGCGAAGCGTCACGAAGTCGACGTAACTTTATACTACCGTTGGGGGTCCCTCCCCCGTTCGGCGAGCCAAACGACGCCCGGGATGCGAGTGCCTGGGGGACATAGTTAGTTTGGATAGGCTGTAAGGTCTTTTCATTGCCCCCAGATTAACAGGCCAACTTACGTCGCCGCTTGGGCTTACGTCGCGGCCACTAGAGCTTTCCGAGCGGGAGTCGCAGCGTCGACTCATGGCCGGCAAGCGGGCCGGCGAACGAGACATCGAGCTGCCGGCGGTTGTCGACGCGGAACGCCGGGCGGCGTGCGAGGCCGATGTCTTTTTGTTCCTGAAGACGTACTGGCCGGAGAAGTTCGTCGACCCGTGGACGGACGATCAGAAAGTAATGATCGCCGCGATCTTGCACTGTGCGAGGTTCGGCGGCGATCGGGCCATTGCGGCCCCTCGCGGTGGCGGCAAAAGCGCCGTCTTTGAAGGCGTCATCGCCTACTGCATGCTCCTTGGCATCTTGACGTTCCCGCTCATCATCGGAGCGAACGCGACCGAAGCCGCTCGGGTGTTTGAAAACATCAAGCGGCTGTTCGACGACGCGGCGATCCTGGCGGAAGATTTTCCGGAAGTTTGCACGCCGATCCTAGCTCTGGAAGGTGCTCCGGCACGCGGCAACATGCAAACGGTCGGGGGCCAGCGAACCCATATTCGCTGGAGTTCAGAACTGGTGGTGCTGCCAACCGTCGAGGGCTCCAAGGCCAGCGGTGCGGTGCTGATGTACCGCGGCCTCGACTCCGCGATCCGCGGCATCCGCTACAACAACCGCCGGCCAGATCTAGTCGGCATCGACGATCCGGAAACGCAGGAAAGCGCCCGCAGCGAATACCAGGTCGCGATCCGCGAGCGAAAACTCGACAGCGAAGTCGCAGGCTTGGGAGGACCCGGCAAGAAAATCGGCCGCGTCATGCTCTGTACCTGTCAGAACAGGTACTGCCTGGCGTATCGCTGCACGGACCGCAAGATCCGGCCCAGCTGGAAGGGCCAACGGTTCCGGTTCCTGGTCACGCCACCCAAGAATGGCGAGCTGTGGGACAAATACCTGGACCTGATGAAAGCGGGCCAGGAAGATGGCCACGATGAAGACGGACGCGAAGCGATGGCCCACTACATTGCCAACCAACAGGCAATGGAAGACGGCGCGGAAGTCAGCTGCAAGCACCGCTACATCAAAGATGCGTTGCCCGACGGCTCGCCGGTCGAAATCAGTCCGTTGCAGAATTATTACAACCTGATTCATCGCAACGGCCCCAATTTCGCCAAGACGGAACTGGACAACGATCCGCCCGAAGAGGCCTCGCCGGCGACGAGTGGAATCACGGACACGCTGGTTCGCAGTCGCCTGAATCTGCGGCCGCGGGGCATGATGCCCAATGACACGCAGTCCCTGACGGCGTTCATCGACGTTGGCGATCGCGAGTTGCACTGGGCCGTGGTGGCCTGGCAGCTCGGCGCGACGGGCCTGGTGATCGACTATGACATCGAACCGGTTAACGCGATCCAGACCTACGGCGACCAGGCGATCATTACCGCCTTGCTTCGCTGGCGTGATCGCATCCTGGCCACGCCGTATCCGCTGGACAACGGGAAGCCGCGTGAGTTCGATCGGATTCTGATCGACGCCGGCTATCGAGACACGGCGATTTTTGAATTTTGCAAGCAGGTCGCGGGGCCGTTTCGGCCCAGTAAAGGGTTTGGTGAAGGCTACCGGTCGAGTCCGTTCCACGCGCCATCGCGTAACACGATCGACAAGCGGTTAGGACAGCATTGGTACGAGTCACGATTGCGGCGATATGGCCTGTGGCTGACCGGCATGGATGCTGATTTCTGGAAGCGGTTCACCCACGATCGCTTCCTGACGCCGACCTTGAACGACGACTTGTCGATCCGCCGTGGATCGCTGTCGCTGTGGGGCAATGATGCGGGCGTGCATCGCCGCTTCAGTGAACATATCGTGGCCGAAATCCAGGAAGAGGAATTTGTGCCAGGCAAGGGTGCCCGCCGCGTGTGGAAGCGGATCAGCAAGTTCAATCACTACTTTGACTGCATTTACGGAAACTGCGTGGCAGGCAACATGTGCGGCGTGCGGCTGGATGACCTGGTGATTCCGATCACGCAGGGCACAACGTGGCCCAACACGAACTGGTTCGCCACGCTCAAGCGGGGCCGCCGTGCGGCAGGTTAGCGGGCCGCCGTGCCCGCGATGCCAGTGCCTGGACTCGCACGTCACCAAGCGGCGGATGCTCTCCGATCGCGTGCTGGACGTGCGGCAGTGCGAGCATTGCGGCCATCGCTTTACACAGGCGTCCGAAGAAGTTCGCTCGCAGGTTGTCGAACGCCGGTCGCCAGAGAATGATCGCATCGCCTGGTACGCGGTCCGCTGTCCGGCCTGCGAAAACGAGTGGCCGCTTAGTGAAGCGACGGTCACTCGCGGCCGCGTGAAGTGCGTCGGCTGCGGCATGTTTTTCGAGCTATTCACGAATGACAACGACTGACACATTCACGCTTGCCAGGACTGCTTTTGCCGAAGCGGCCGAGGCGTTTCGTGATCGTGACTACACGACGGCCATCGACCGGCTGCTGGAAGCCCAGAGCTACCTGAGTGCGGTGCCGGACAGCTCGTCGAACCGCGGCAGTCGTGTCGAATTCGGCCGCGAGATTTCCACGCTGCTGGCGGCCGCTCGCGAACGCGAACGTAGTGCCGCGACCAGCAGCAGCGGCGGACCGCAGGTAACTAAGTTGCGATACAAGAATCTCAGCGACGAGTGCGAATAACGCGATGGGTTTTTGGAATCGCCTGAATCCGTTTCGTACGCGGCGGGAAGCTCCGCTGTTCGAGATGAAACGCCGTGATCGCGAAGCGGCGCCCGACAAGGGCGAGATTCTTCGCCGCTGGGAAGCCGCGGAAACCAATCGGCTCAATCAGGCTCATTGGGCCAAGAGTGCCAATCTAGGCCTGGATACGATCAACGCCGACTTGTATCTGCGGCTCAACATGCTGCGGGCCCGCTCGACGTTTGAAGCGGAAAACAATCCCTACGTCGCCGGCGTGATCGAAACGCATCAGACCGACGTGGTGGGCAAAGATGGCCCAAAGCTGCAAGTGCAGAGCGACGACGAAAGCTGGAACAATGAAGCGGAACAGATTTGGAACGAATGGTTCGCCAGGCCGGAACTGACCGGCCTGATGTCTGGCGTCGAAGTCCTGCGGCTGTGGATCAGGATGCTCTGGACCTGCGGCGAAAGCCTGGACCAGATCGTGACCGATCCGGCCGTGCGAAACGGCGTGGCGATGCGGCTTAATTGTCTGCATCCGTCGCGACTCGATACCCCGCCTGGCCAGTCGAGCGATCCGGACCTGGTGCTGGGGATCGGCCGCACGCGGCAAGGCAAGCCGCTGCGGTATTGGATCAGCGAGCAGAGTTCGTACGGCCCCTACGTGCTGACTGGCTTGAATTACAGTCCGGTCGAGGCCCAGTACATCCTGCACCAATATCGCATTCAGGAGCCGGGCCAGGCCCGCGGCGTGCCCTGGCTGGCTTGTGCCTTGCAGCCGATCGCCGACTTGCGGGACTACGACACGCAAGTCATGGATGCGGCCCGCGGTGCCGCGAATTACGCGGCGTTCATGTATGCCGACCATCCCGACGCGCCATATTTTCAGGTCAACGAAGTCAGCGACATCGAACGCGGTACGCTGTCGACGATTCCGCCTGGCTGGAAGCTCGACGGCCTCGATCCTCCGCAGCCTTCGACGACCTACACCGAATACCGCAAGGAACGTCAACGCGAAATCGGCCGCCCGGTGAACATGCCGCTGATGACGGTGCGGCTGGGCAGCGAAGATCACAACTACAGCTCGGCCCGCTTCGACGGCAAAGTCTATGAATGTTCGCTATCGGGCCTGCAATCCTGGATTGATCGCAACGCCCTGAAGAGGCTGTTCGCGATGCTCGTTCGCGAAGCGATCCTGGCCAATCTCATCGGCCCGCCGCCCAAGAAATATGACCTGACTTGGGGCTGGCCCAAACCGCCGCACGTCGACCCGGAAAAAGAATGGATCGGCTACGAAACGGCCGTGGCGATGGGCGGCATGGATATGTCGGACGTTGCTGCCCAGACCGGCACCGACCTGGAGACGCTGATCGCCAAGCGGGTCCGCACGCGTGACTTATTGGCCAAGCATGGCTTGCCGCCGGCCCCGTATTGGGTGCCTGGGAAGCAGGCCATGAAGCAAGAACCTGCCAAGCAAGAATCGAAGTCGGCAGAGAAAGAGGCGGCGGCATGACGCTGCGAAAAGAAACTGAAACCCGCGACCTGCTGCTGCGAACCTTCGTGCTGCGGGCCGACACGATCAACGAAGCCGAGCGGTCGGTTGACGCGGTGCTGGCCACCGAAGATCCCACGATCGCTTTCGACATGCGGTGCTGGGAGCCGGTCGAAGAAGTGCTGCGGATGGACGGCTTTGAGCCGGTCGATCAGTGCGTGCTATTGGATTCGCATCCGCAGGCCCGCAGCTATCCGATCGGTTCGCTGACCACCGAAGACGTGCGGGGCAGTATCCGCAACATTCACGTATCCGGCGACAAGCTTCTCGGCCGCAATTACTTCGCGGATGACGAGACGAGTCTGCGAGCCTGGGGCAAGGTTCGCGACAAGCATGTGCGGGACATGTCGATCGGTTCGGTTCCGCTGGAACAAACGGAAATCGCTCCCGGGCAAACCGCGACTGTAAATGGGAAGCAGTACACGGCCGGGACGCGCAAGCTCTTCGTCACGACGCGGTGGACGATTGGCGAAGGTTCGATAACTCCGCGCGGTGCGGACAAAAAGGCAAAAATCCGGCAGGCAATGTTACCCACAGCCGGGACACAGGAGAGGTTTTCTATGAACGAGATGTTGCGTGCGTATTTGGAGAGCATCGGCCTGCCGAAAGACGCCGATGAAGCCGCTGTTACTGCCTTCACGGGCAAGCTGACGGCCCCGCAAAAAGCGGAAGCCGAGCGGCTGCGAGCGGCCCAGCCGGGCCAGATCGCGACGGCGACCGTCGAGGGCGGCGTGCAGACCACGAACCGCGGCGCCTTGCCGCAAGCCGCCGGCAGCTCGATCGTGCCCCCCGGCACTGGCGGCGATGGCGCTTCGCTGTCGCTGGATCACGTGCGGGCCGAGGCCGCCGCGGGCGAACGGGCCCGCATTCGCCGCTTGAGTGAACTGGCCGGCGAAGACGTTCCGCAGGAAACCCTGCGGCAGGCCGTCGACGGCGGTTGGGACGAAGCCCAGGCCAGCGTGGCATTTTTGTCATCGCTTCGCGGCAGTCGCCCGAATGGTGCGGCCGCCGGGCCGGCGATTCACATTCGCGGCCACGAAAAAGACTGCACCGCCGATGCCCTGGCGACTGGACTCATGCTCCGCATGGGCACGCGGGTCGTGAATCCGCGGGCCAGTGAAGCCGTGCAGGCCGAACAGGCCAGGCGTGCTGAGCTGGGCGATCGCTATAGCGACATGTCGCTGATCGACATCTGTCGCGAAGCGGTTCGCCTCGACGGCCGCAGTGCTCCGCACAATCGCAGCGAAAGCATTCGCACTGCGGTTAGCGGCGGCAGTCTGGTGGCAATTTTCACGACCAACGTCAACGCCCGCTTCCTGCCGGCCTTCATGGAGTCTCCGGACACCACGCAGGGTTGGGTCAGTGAAGTGGACGTCGCCGACTTCAAGGTCAACGAGCGTTTTTCGTTGGGCAAGACGGCCATGCCGAAGCGCACCCCGCGCGGCAAGACGGCCGATCACACCACGATCAGCGATCAGGTCGAAAGCTACAAGATCGCTCGCTACACCAACCAGTTCGTGGTCGACGAACAGGACATGATCGACGACAACTTTGGAGCGATCCAGAGCATGCCGGTCGAAATGGGAAATGCCTGCGGGCGCCTGCGTCCGAGCATGGTCTACGCGATCGTGCTGAACAACGCGGCCTTGAACGCCGATAGCATCGCCCTGTTCCACACCAGTCACGCGAATATCGCGACCGGTGCCGGCAGTGCCCTGAGTGTCACCAGCTTGAAGGCGGGCGTGATCGCGATCAGCAAGCAGACCCAAAGTGGCGTCACGCTGAATATCGCTCCGCGGTATTTGGTCGTGCCGCAGGATCTGCGGTTCACCGCGGCCGAGCTGCTCAAGAGTGCGGAAGTGCGTGACACGACCGCTTCGACCAAGTATCCGACCTACAACTCCTTGCAGGACTTGACCATCGAGTTGCGAGTCGACAATCGACTGGGCGTGGCCGGCGTCACCGATCCGGTGACCGACACGCCCGTCGCAGGTTTGGCGACGAACTGGGTCCTGACCGGTTCGGCGATGGATAAGACGATCGAAGTCGGCTACCTGGCCGGCACAGGCCGTCGCCCGCAGCTTCGCAGCTTCGTGCTGGACCGCGGCCAGTGGGGCATCGGTTGGGACATCAAGTTCGATCTGGGTGCCAAAGCCCTGGCCTATCAGGGCCTGTACTACTCGGCGGGTGCATAAGCGACCGCTCGCGGCATGAATGCCCAGTGGCCCCGTAGCGGGCCGCCGTGTTCCGGCGGGGCCATTCTTTTCTTTCACTTAGTTCCTGTTGCAAGGATTTTTACGCATGACTGCTGAAGCTGTTGTTGTCGGCGCCGAGTTCGACGAAGTGACGGTCATCGCGTCCGCCGCATACGCTGGTGGACAGGTGATTCAACTCGCCGATGGCCGGGCCGGCTATGTCGACGGCCTAAAAGCCGTGGCCTCTGGCGATCCGATGAACGTCAAGGTCAAACGCCCCTGTACCGTTCCCAAGGCCGCGAATTTCGTATTCGTGAAGGGCGATGAAGTCTGGTGGGATCATTCCGCCAACGTCGCCATTCCCTATCCGGTGAATGATCGCGACTTTTATCTGGGCACAGCTTCGGCCGACGTGGCCGCGGCGACGACCACGATGGAAGTCAACTTCAACGAGAAGCCGGCGTACATCATCGAACTGTTCCGCAATGATTTCGCCCACGTGCCGGTGTTGACGGCCGGTCTGCCGCTGTTGCGATCGACCGGCGGCAACGTGCTGGCTGAATTCAGCCTGACGGCCGAAGCCCAGAAGCTCGACCTGCTGTCGGATCGTTCGTTCCCGGTCGGTTCCAAGTGGGTGTTGGACGCGGAAATTACCGTCGTCACCAACGCCGACGCGGACGTAGGCGACTTGAACGTGGGCGTGGCCAACGCCACGCATGCGTCCGACGCCGACGCGATCACGGAGCACTGCCTGTTCCACTTCGACATGGGTGCCGACCTGAATCTGGATGCCCAGAGCAAGGACAGCGGCACGACCGTCGCAGCCACCGACACCACGATCGACTGGGCCGTGGGCACGAAGATTCGCTTAAAGCTCGACGGCCGCACGATCGCGGACATCCAGGCCTACGTGAACAACGCCCTGGTGTTGGGCTCGACTGTGTTCCGCCTCGACGCGGCCACGGGTCCGCTCAAGGCCCTGTTCCATTTCGAGAAGAGTTCCAACGATTCGCCCGGCATCGTCCGGCTGGATGCGCTCAAGGTTCGGATCTCGGAACAAGGCTAAACGGTTCCCATGAGTGACCACGACGACCTGCTTGCCGCGGCGGCGCAAGCCTCACTGTTTGCCACGCACGGCGAGCAGGTCGTTTTTCGTTCCAAGGATGGTTCGGCCGAACGGTCGATCTGGATCATTCCGGAAACGGATGCCAGCGACGTAGCGGTCGACATGATCGAATCGAACGTCGAAACGATCGTGGCCGAAGTGCTTCGCGATCCGCTCGACGCCGACTGGGGCGGTGTGGCGCAGCCGATTGAAGGTGACGCCATCATTCGCGACGGCGACGACGCCAACGGTCCCTTTTTCGTATTCACCGGTCGCGTGCATTGTTCCACGTCCACGATGTGGGCTCTGGAATTCTCGCGGCCCAAGATCATTCGCTTAGGTAAGCGGTAATGCCACAAACTCCGCTGGCGACCGGTCCGCTGATGGTACCGCTATCGAAGCTGGCCGACATGCTGGCCGCCCTGACCAGTGTGCAGGCTCGCTTCGGCACTCCCGGAAACGTGCCGGCCACGCTGGAGCGGGTTTTCTTCCCGATGCTGGAAGACGAGCAGGCCCAGACAGCCCAGGACACGCTGCGCGTGCATTTGCCGTGCATCGTGGTGGGCTGCGGTGACAAGTGGTCGCTCAAGAGCGTGGCCGGCGGGCATCAGAATTTCCTGTTTCCGGATCAGGCCGGCAACAGCATCCGCTTGCTGTTGGGCGACAAGACGCGGTACGAAGATCGCCGCAGTGCCTATATCGACTTTGGCAATTGGGCCGGGGCCGTCTGCCAGCAACTGGCCGACGTCGCGGCCGAAGACGACAACCTGGCGATTATGAACATTCGCCAGCAGACGCCGCCCATGCTGTGCAGCAAGGAAGAGGAAAACTCGGGCGGCCTGTACTTCACGGCCAGCTTTTTTGTCGACTGGCAGTAGCTCGATGGCGCAGCCGATCATTTTCGTGACCTTCACCGAGAGTCCGCCCTGGGACTCGACGATCAAAGAGCACGACAAGGTGATGGCCGATTGCCATCAGTCGGCTGCCGGCATGTGGACCGGCCGCATGCTGCCGGACCATTTCGCCAGCGGCGCAGCGGCGGCCTACGGCTATCGGCAGCGGAAGCCGGAAACGATCAAGCGCAAGCAGCGTGACGCGGCCCGCGGCGCGGCGTTGATGGGCGGCCTGGTGTCGCTGGTCTGGACCGGCCTGTTGATGCGATCAGTGCTGGGCCACCAGGCGATTCAAGCCCGGGCCGATTACGCCCGCATCACGCTGTATGGGCCGAGCTATTTGTATCAGACCGATCGACGCCGCAATCAGCCTGACAAGGCCTTTGAGATTACCCGCGTGACCGATCAGGAAACGATCATTCTGGCGCTGGAAATGGATCGCGTCTACCAGGACGGATTCAACTCCAACAAGACGACCAAAACAACCCATCTGGGAGGGACGCCATGAGCGTTTCCACCGTGCATGTGCTGCACGGGATTCTTTTGTCCGGCAGCACGTTCATTTCGCAACTGACCGACACCACGCCGGCCTCGAATCACGAAGAGCTGATCGGCCGGGCGTCCGGTCATCCCGATCCGCTGTTCATCGCCAATCGGGGCGTGCGGCCGGATGTGACCTTCAATTCGACCCAGCTCAAGACGCTGCTGGACGCCGTTGGGAGCGATTACGCGGCCGATCTGTCGGCCGGCAATACGGACCTGTTCTATAAAAAGGTCACCAATCTCGGCACGCGTGAAGCCGCTGCCAGCACCGTGCATAAGCGGATGCGGATGGCCAGCGGCATTCTGTACGTTGAGAGCATCGGCGCAGCGCATCAGCAGGACGCGGCCATGAGCTGCCGCATTGTGCCGATCTACAACGGCACCAATAACCCGATCGTGCCCGCCGGCAGCCTGGCCTTGGCTGGCACGCCGGCCGTGACCAGTTTTTTCACGTTGGGCCCGGTCGTCATCAACAGTTCTCAGTTGCCCGGCGTGCAATCATGGCGTCTGATGCTGGGCAACTCGATGCTCGAGCTGGGCGGCGACGGCGAAATCTTCAATACGTTCTGTGCCATCGGCGAAACCGAACCGTTTTTGGAAGTCAGCGGCCTGGAACACGCCTGGGATACCTACGGCCTGGAGGGCACGGCCGTTTCCGCCTTGACGTTTGCCCTGCGAAAGAAGGCCACCGACGGCAGCAACGTGGCCAACGGCACCGCCGAACACATCGTGTTCACCGGCTCGGGCGGCAAGATCGGCGTGGTCAATACCCAGGGCGGCGGCAATTCGCCGGCGGCCACGACTTTGAGAATTCCACTGCGAGCCACGTCATCGAGCGGGGCCGTCGTGAGCTTCAATTCGGCGACGACGATCAGCTAGGCGTGATCCCCGATCGGGAATAAACATGGGCTGACATCGCAGTTTTACGCCAATCAATCCGGAAATCCTGCCTACCTATTCCCGATCGGGAATGAACGGAGAATTGCATGACACTCGATACAACCTCCCCCGAATTCGCCCTGGTGCGAGACGCGATCGCCAACGTGAAGCGAATCACGCAGGCCGCGGCCACGGAGCGGCTTTGCAGGGTTTCAGATCAGCAGTTTCAAAAGCTTCAGGCCGCGGCGACGGTACTGCTGGACTTTGATGTTCCGCTGGGAAATCCGCCGCTGTCAGAGTGGGACCCAGACCTGACGGGTTAGCGAGCGTCAAAACGCCGTCGCCGCTGGCTCCGGGCTAAACGGTTTTATTCTGCCTTCATCCTTTTGCCTTCTGCCTTTCATTCGCATGTCCAGCCCGATCTATTTCTTTCCCGCCGTTCGTCTGACGGCGATCGTCCAGAACGATCGCTTCCGCGAATCGTTCTTGCGGGATCGTGGCGTGGCGGGTGCCTTTGACGGCATTCGCGACGTGTCGGCTCAGGTCAGTTGTTTCGAGCTCTCCGGCACCGGCCCGGGCGGGCACTCGGGCGTGCTGTTGCAGCATGTGGGCAATCCGGCCCCCTTGCGGATCGGCTTCCACCCATCGCATCAAACCTGGCACGAACGACCGGCCGGCTGCGATGCCTGGGTCGGCATCGACAACGAGTATCCGCCCACGCCGGCCGAGCTGGCCAAGGGCCGCTTGCTCAAGGGCCATGATGTCGAGCTGGGCGACGGAAATATCTGGCGAGTGCCGATTGTCCGTAGTCCATTGCATCGCGAAGCACTGGGCCGAAGTCAACTTCCGCGTGATTTTTGCTATGACCAGGACGGGGCGTTCCAGGTCGTGCGCCGGCAGTCCCACGCCGAGCTATGGGAGCTATCTGGCGTCCTGTGGGATCACTGTTTCGACCGTGACAGGCATCCCACGATTGAATTCTCGCTGGCCGTCGACTTGATCCTGGGAGCTTTGTCGCTCAGCTATCGGATCGGCAGGCCCGAACAGCAGATTCTAAAACTGGTGAATTCGGAGAACTGGTCGGCGGCCGTGGAAGCGATTCTCGATGCGCC